TCAAACTGTATCTCCCTGACACAGTCCGAGCCAGTCCAAGACAGTCCGTTTAAGTCCCGACCTAACCCGATTCAATGACAACTAGACCCAAGAAGTCCAAGCCCTTACGAGGGGCAATTAAACCAAGACTTCACAGCCCCTTCCTCAAGGGTAAAACTCGCGGTGGTGAGGTTGCAGAGCTTGCAGAGCGCATTGGACAGCCATTATTAGACTGGCAAAAGCTGATTATCAATGACATGTGTGCTGTGGACAAAGAGGACATGTTCATCCGTAAATCCAGCCTGCTTTTAATAGCTCGACAATCTGGAAAGTCGCATTTAGCCAGAATGAGATGCTTAGCAGGCTTATTCATGTTCGGTGAAAAGGACATCCTTATCATGTCCTCTAATAGGTCTATGGCGATGAAGTCCTTTAACATAATGGCAGACATCATCGAGCGTAACGACTTCCTAAGAGCGCAGCTGAAGGATGGAGACATTAAAAAGGGCATCCGCAGGACTAATGGCGATGAAAGAATCATCCTTGCATCTGGAGCACAGTTAGAAGTAGCTGCTGCAACATCCGATGGAGCGCGCGGTCGCACCTGTGACTTTCTCTGGATTGATGAGCTACGCGAGGTGTCAGAACCCGCGATGGATGCAGCGAAGTCTGTAACCTTAGCTCGTAAAAATAGCCAGCGACTATTCAGCAGCAATGCTGGCGATGCTTTCTCAAAAGTGCTTAACGATCTGCACGATGCTTGCCTAAATAAGCCACCTAAGTCTTTAGGCTTCTATGAATATAGCGCACCTGACTTCTGTGACATCTGGGATCGCAATGCATGGGCGATGGCAAATCCGTCTTTAGGATATTTGATCACAGAGGAAGCATTGGAAGAAGCAATCGGATCTAGCACAATGGAAGCTGCTCGCACAGAGCAACTTTGTCAATGGATTTCCAGCCTGTCCTGTCCGTTCAGCACAGAAGTACTAGAAAACTCATCCGATAGCACTCTTGAAATGTCCGTGGGGGCTTATACTGTATTCGGTTTCGATGTCAGTCCGTCACGCAGGAACGGATCATTGGTCGCAGGACAACTTCTTCCAGATGGGCGGATTGGCATTGGAATCATGGAGACCTACAGCTCACAAGTTGCTATTGATGAGTTAAAGATGGCAGCAAGCATTAAATCTTGGGTTGATCTGTATAAGCCACGCCTTGTCTGCTATGACAAGTACACCACACAAACTATTGCAGACAGACTGGCTAACTCAGGTGTGATGGTTGAGGATGTCTCAGGTCAGCAATTCTATAAAGCGTGCGGTGACTTGCTAGAAGGATTGACTAACCTGCGGGTCGTTCATAATGGTTCTAACGAGCTGATTGAACAGTTCACCAATACAGCTGCTAAAATTAATGACTCATCTTGGAGATTGATCAGGCGTAAATCAGCTGGAGATATCTCAGCCCCTATTGGCTTGGCAATGGTCGTTTCTAAGTTAATGCTCCCAGTTCCTAAGCCTCAGATTTATACCTAGACACACCCATATCACATTGTCTAATTGCTTGACAAATGCTATAGTTTCTGTCTATGGGTAGAATCTTGCAGACATTCGGGCTTGAACCAAAGCCACAATTACAAGCTCAATCTGCACCTCAGGTGCTTGGTGAGTACTCACCTTATGCAATGCCCTTTCAATATGCCTTCATCGGCAGAAGCGAAGCGATCTCTGTTCCAGCACTTATGCGCTGTCGCAATCTATTGTGTGGAACTATCGGAGCAATCCCTTTAGAGCTGTATAAGAAATCTACTAATGAAGAACTCGGCTCACCTGCATGGTTAGAGCAACCTTCATATTCACAGCCACGATCTGTAACTATTGCGTGGACTGTTGATTCACTTCTGTTTTATGGTCAGGCATTCTGGAAAGTTGTTGAAGTTTATTCTGAGGATGGTCGTCCTTCTCGCTTTGAGTGGATCGCTAACCATCGAGTGACTGCGACACTAGATAGCACCAATACTTTTGTTAGATCTTATGCAGTCGATGGAATGACATTACCGATGGACGGCTTGGGAAGTTTAATCACCTTCCAGTCACTTGGCGATGGAATCCTCAACACTGGCGTACAAACAATCCGCGCAGCTATTGATGTCCAAAAGTCAGCAGCGATTGCAGCAGCTACTCCAATGAGTACTGGTTTTATTCAGAACTCAGGAGCTGATCTACCACCAGCAGAAGTGCAAGGATTATTAGCGGCATGGAAAAGAGCTCGACAGAATAACTCTACTGCTTATTTAACAAGCACTTTAGATTATAAGACTGTCGGCTTCTCTCCTAAAGACATGATGTACAACGAGGCTATTCAGAATCTTGCTACTGAAATTGCTCGTTTATGCAATGTGCCAGCAATCTATGTTTCAGCAGATCAGAACTCAAGTTATACATATCAGAATGTCAATGATGAACGCAAGCAATTCTTAACTCTATCTCTACAGCCATTCATCACTGCGATTGAAGATCGCTTATCGATGGATGATATTACTGCTCGTGGCAATGTAGTTAAGTTCGATATTGATAAGAACTTCCTGCGCACTGATCCACTGCAAGAGCTCGCAGTAATTGAAAAACTCCTAGCCCTTAATCTGGTTACGCAGGAACAGGCTATGGAAATGACAGATCTAACACCTAACGGAAGCAATGGTCTAGAATGAACCAAGTAATCACCTTCTCGGCTGATCTCACAGCAGACTCAGCAAGTCGCACAGTCTCAGGCAAGATTGTGCCTCTCAATGTCGAAGCAGGATCTACAAATATGGGCAAGGTAATCTTTGCCTCTGGATCTATTGCTATCGAAGATCCTAAAGCAATCAAGTTGCTAAGTCAGCATGATGCTAAGAAGCCATTAGGTCGCATGGTTTCTTTTAGCGAATCAGATAACTCAATCGATGCAGTATTCTCTATCAGTCGCTCTCAGCGCGGTACAGAAGCCCTAATCCTTGCAGAAGAAGGATTGCAGTCAGGATTGAGCATCGGGGCAGAAGTCCTCAAGTCAAAGATCAAGGATGGCGTTACTTATGTATCTGCTGCTCGCTTGGTCGAAGTAAGTTTAGTAACAGAGCCAGCCTTTAAGTCTGCTCAGGTTACTGATATTGCAGCAGAAGAATCTGCTGTAGAAGAAATCACCCAACCAACAGAAAGCGAGACAGCCACCGTGGAAAACACCACTCCAGCAGTCGAAGCAACACCAGTTGAAGCACCAGCGGTTGAAGCTGCTCGCCCAACTGTTTCAGCAGCATACTTCACAAAGCCACGCATTGAAGTAACAGCAGCTAAGTACGCAGAAAACACAATCCGTGCAGCTCTAGGTGATGACAACGCTCGTCAATACCTACGCGCAGCAGATGACACAACAGACAACGCAGGACTTGTTCCAACTCGTCAGTTGTCAGAAATCATCAACCCACTATCAACAACAATCCGTCCTTCAATCGATGCAATCTCTCGTGGAGTATTGCCAGATGCAGGTATGACTTTCGAGATTCCAAAGATCACAGCAGTTCCAACTGTTGAAATCGAGCCAGAGAACGCAGCATTTTCAGACACAGATCAGAACGCTGCTTTCCTTTCAGTAGATGTCAAGAAGTATGCAGGACAGCAGACATTCTCTGTTGAATTGCTAGATCGTACATCTCCAGCATTCTTTGATGAGCTAGTCCGCAACATGGCAGCAGCTTACGCAAAGGCTACAAACGCAGCAGTTAATGCAGCACTCATCACAGGTGCAACAGCAGACGGCACAACCACAGTCACATATCCAACAGCAGCAGAATTGCTAGGAATTGTTGCTCGCGGTTCAGCATCAGTTTATGCAGCAACAGCAGGACTACCTAACCCATTCGCTCGCAACATGGTTGTCTCAACAGGACAATGGTCTAACATCATGTCATTGAACGATGCAGGTCGCCCAATTTATACAGCATCACAGCCAATGAACGCTGGCGGTCAAGTATCACCAACATCACTAACAGGTAATGTTGCAGGACTTAACCTCTATGTTGATCCAACAAACGCTGGCGATGGCGATGGAACTATCCTAATCGTGAACCCAGATGCATACACATGGTACGAGTCACCAACATACCGCTTGCGTGCAGAATCAACAGCTAACGGATCAGTAACAGTTGGTTACTACGGATTCGGTGCAATCGCAACTAAGGTTGCAGCTGGCGCATTCAAGAACAACAAGCAGTAAAAACTCACTAAGTCACTCTGAGGGGTAGTAGCCCTCTACCCCTCAGAGTCTTAAGAAAGGATCATCATGGCACTTACAACAGTCGCAGAACTCCGTGCAACACTCGGAGTCGGTACTTTGTATCCAGATGCAACCCTTCAAGAGGTATGTGATGCAACGGATGTAGTTCTTCTGCCTATGCTTTGGCAGAACGAAATCTATAACACTCACCAGAGCCTCACAAACAATGTGGCAACTCTTTACTTTGGTCAAGAGATTTCTAAAGAATTCTATGTAGGACAAAGCATAATCATTACTAAAAACGGAAGCCCATACAACGGCACTAAGACAATTACTGCCATCGGTTCGGGTTCACTCTCATATGCTGCAACTGGAGCAGATCAAGGCACTCATGCGGTCCAGCCTTTTGGAATTGTTGCAGGTACAGTCACTGACTATGCAACTGACACAGCAGTTCAGCAAGCAGCTTTGATGATATCTGTTGAAATCTGGCAAGCGCGTACAGCCACTCTCTCAGGCAGTAACGCTGTAGATTTCCAGCCAAGCCCTTACCGAATGAGCGCACAGCTTCTCGCTAAGGTGCGAGGATTGATCGCGCACTGCTTATCACCTAACTCTATGGTGGGCTGATGCCTGTTGCCGTCACTACTCTTAGGACTACATTAGCAACGGCTTTAGTCGATAACGCTAAGTGGCAGACTTTTGCTTTCCCACCTGCCACAGTTCTGGCTAACTCTGTGATTGTTTCTCCAGATGATCCTTATCTGACACCTAGCAACAATCAACACATTGGCATTAGTCCGATGGCAAACTTCAAAATTATCATAACGACCATGCTCTACGACAACGAGGGTAACCTCAATGGCATAGAAGATTTCGTCTGTGGCGTGTTCGCAAAGCTCGCTGCATCATCTTTGACCTATAATGTAAGCGCGATAAGCGCACCAAGTATTCTCAACGCTGCATCGGGTGACCTACTCAGCTGCGAGATGTCCGTATCAATCCTAACGAGTTGGAGCTAAACATGTCCGA